CTTATGACAGCGAAAGAATATCTGATGCAGGCATACAGGCTGAATGAACTGATAGACTCCGATACGGAGGAGCTGGAACACCTGCGTGAGCTGGCGGGCAGGATATCAGGTTCAAACTTCGGCGAGCGTGTACAGTGCAGCAGGAACACGGAACCGCCCTTTGTAAAATATCTCAGCGACATCATAGAGATGGAGCAGAAAATACACAAAGAACTTTGTCAGCTGGTGGTGCTGAAAAAACAGATCAGTAAAGCGATCGAATCAGTCAGCAGCAGGGAGGAACGCCTCCTTCTCACCTATCGGTATTTCAATAACTGTACATGGGAGGAGATTGGAGAAAAGCTTCACGTTTCAAACCGCACTGTCCACCGCATCCATGCATCGGCTTTGAAAAATTTTTCCGTGCCGGATTAAGGTTGGCACACTTTGCCGTAGTTTGGCACAGGGAAAAGTAGTATGATAGTATCATAGAAAATTGCGTAAAGCACCAGGCCATTCACGGGAGAAATCCTGTGGGTGGCTTTCTTTATGCCAAAAAGGAGGTGGAGCTGATGCCGAGGAAACCAAAGCGGCCGTGTTCTTACCCTGGCTGTCCGGAACTTACAGACGGGCGGTTCTGTGAGGAACACACGAAGCTTATGAACAAACGCTACGAGAAGTATGGCAGGAACCCTGCTGTACGCCGTAGGTATGGGCGTGCATGGAAACGAATCCGTGACAGCTATGTAAAGACGCGCCCGTTCTGTGAGCTGTGTTACGAGAAAGGGATTCTTATACCTGTAGAAGAAGTACACCATAAGAAACCTTTGTCCGAAGGCGGGACGCATGACAGGGGCAATTTAATTTCCCTTTGTAAATCCTGCCATTCAAGGATTCATGCAGAGCGCGGTGACAGGTGGCACTGACCCCAGGGGCGGTCTGAATCCCTAAAATGGAAGCCGCCGGGCAACGGTGCCGGGGTCACACGCATAAAAAGCGGAAATCAAACGGGGTATTAACCTGTTGGATTTTCCAGTATTCAATATGGTTTTCGTATGCTGCGGCGTTTGATTTCCGCAGCATTTTTTCAAAGGAAATCAAAGAAACGGGGTGGAAACAGTGGCAAAGGACGGCAGTAACCGCGGCGGTGCAAGGCCGGGCGCAGGCAGGAAGCCAAAGGCACTCACGGAAAAAATCAGCGAGGGGCGCTCTGCGGAAGTCCTGATGGAGCCTGCGGAGCTGGAAGGCGTGGATGTGCCGCACGTGAAAGATTTTTTGAAATCGCCGCAGAAAAGCGGCCGTGAGCTGGTGGCGGAGGAAGTCTACCGTGAAACTTATAACTGGCTGAAAGCAAGGAACTGTGACAAACTGGTCACCGTGCAGATGGTGGAGCAGTACGCCATGAGCGTGTCCCGGTGGATTCAGTGTGAGGAGATTGTTTCCTCCACTGGATTTCTGGCGAAGCACCCGACCACGGGAGCCGCCATCGCCTCCCCCTATGTTTCCATGAGCCAGTCCTATATGAAGCAGACCAACTACTGCTGGATGCAGATTTACCAGATCGTGAAGGAGAACTGCTCGGTGGAGTTTTCGGGGAACACGCCCCAGGATGACGTGATGGAGCGCCTGCTCCGCGCGAGGAAAGGCATGTAGGGATGTTTGAAAATTGGGAGGTATACAGAAAAAATTATAAAATGTACAAAAAGAAGATTGACAGAGTAGGCGTTCTCTGCCATACTATAATGATTTAGCGACAAAAGAGCGTTAAATGGAGGCGTGGGCAGATGGGAGAAAAAGAATGGCATACGAATATGTGAGTGAGAAGGAAGTCAAGCCATACCGTAGTGAGTGTTCACAGATGCTTACAGAACTGCGGGATTATCTGAATGAGGAATATGGCATAGTTACTCAGTTTTTCCTTGTAGGCAGCGGAAGCGATGCACGGAAACTTGTTATGCGGAATGGGAATGCCCCATTTGACTTGGATTACAATCTGATGGTCATAAGGATGCCGGAGGAATATTGGAATAACCCCCAATGCCTTAAAAACAGGGTAAGGGATTCTTTGAATCTGATACTAAGGAGAAGCAGGAGCCGTGTTGTAAGGGGAGGCAGGTTCTCCGATGGGAAGGATTCAACATCTGTTATAACTGCATTGATGTATACTCCCAGTATTCTGTCACAAGTGGTTTTTAGCTTTGACCTTGCCATATTGGCCAAGGATGAAGATGGGACTTATTATAGGCTGATCCATGATAAGCGATCTAACAATTATCATTGGGGGGGGAGCACCAGCCGTCCATCATATCCGGAAAAAAGCTGATGCCATTAAGTCCAAAAGGCATTGGGATGAAGTCCGGGAAAGATATAAATACAAGAAAAATATGTATCTTGAACGGCAGGATAAAAGCCATCCATCCTATATAGTTTATGTCGAAACAATAAACGAAATATCATAGAAAATATTTTAACTGATTATTTTTGAAACCGTCCTATGGGGCGGTTTTTTCATGCTCTTTTTAATCGGAGGGTGTGTATTTAAGTAACGCTGTCTGCTGTGAAATGGAGGTTTTAATGAATACGACGACTGATATGCAGCTTGTGGCTGTTGGGAAATTAATACCATATGTGAATAATGCGCGGACTCATTCGCCGGAACAGCTCACGAAGCTTCGCTCGTCTCTGCGGGAGTTCGGCTTCATCAATCCGGTCATCATCGACCGGGAGTTCAATGTCATCGCGGGGCATGGCAGGATTGCCGCTGCAAAGGAGGAAGGGATTGCAGAGATCCCGTGTGTGTTTGTGGACTATCTGACGGAGGCGCAGAAGAAGGCCTACATCCTTGCGGATAACCGCATGGCATTGGATGCCGGGTGGGATGAGGAGCTGCTCCGCATCGAGATTGAAAGCCTGCAGGGCGCGGATTTTGATGTATCCCTGACAGGCTTCGGTGAGGATGAGATTGCAGACCTCTTTGCCGGGGACAGTGAGAAAGATGTGAAAGATGATGATTTCGACCTTTCTGCGGCGCTGGAGAAAGCGGCGTTCGTGGAGCGGGGCGACATCTGGACGGTGGGCAGGCACAGGCTGATGTGCGGTGACGCCACCAGTGCGGAGGATGTGGCAGCGCTCATGGACGGGAAGAAGGCAAACCTCATCGTGACGGACCCGCCGTATGGCGTCTCCTTTAAGAGTTCCGGCGGCCTGACCATCCAGAATGACAGCATGAAGGGGGATGAGTTCTACACATTTCTGTATAATTCATTCTCGTGTATGGTGGAGCATCTGGAAAGCGGCGGCGCGGCTTATGTGTTCCATGCGGACACGGAGGGGCTGAATTTCCGTAAGGCTTTTGTGGATGCAGGGTTCCACCTTGCCGGGGTGTGCATTTGGGTGAAGAATTCCCTGGTGCTTGGCCGCTCGGATTACCAGTGGCAGCATGAGCCTGTGCTGTACGGCTTTCTGAAGAATGGCAGGCACCCATGGTATTCTGACCGGAAGCAGACCACCATCTGGAACTACGACAAGCCAAAGCGGAATAAGAACCACCCGACCTCCAAGCCGCTTGACCTGCTCGGCTACCCGATCAGCAATTCCTCCCAGGAGAACGCCATCATTCTGGACACCTTTGGTGGCAGCGGCTCCACGCTGATGGCGTGTGAGCAGACGGACCGCATCTGCCACATGATGGAGCTGGATGAGAAATACGCATCCGTCATCCTGCGGCGGTATGTGGAGGACACCGGGGATTCGGAAAATGTGTATGTGGTGCGCGGTGGGGAGAAAATCCCGTACTCCGCGCTGGTGAAGGAGGTGGAGACGGAATGAGCGCAGACGCTATATATCTCCATAGCAGGGAGTCCGGCACTGGCGGCGGAGACACACAGAATCCGCAGTCTGCGGATTCCCGGCTGTCCCTCGGAAGCCTGTTCGATGGTTCAGGGGGATTTCCGTTAGGCGGGCTGCTTGCGGGCATCACCCCTCTGTGGGCTTCGGAGATTGAGCCGTTCCCCATCCGGGTGACCACGAAGCGGCTGCCGTTTGTGAAGCATCTGGGTGACATCAACGGCATACACGGGGATGAAATAGAGCCGGTGGACATCATCACCTTCGGCTCGCCCTGCACCGATATGTCGGTGGCGGGAAAGCGGGCGGGGCTTGGCGGGAAGCAGTCCAGCCTGTTCTACGAGGCAGTAAGGATCATAAAGGA